TCTGCAGGTCGTGGTCTGGTTGAAAGTCCTTTTGGTACGGGTCAACAGTTTTCGGCACTCACTCCTCAAGGCACTCCATATTTTTCTGGATATGGGCCTTTTAAAGATGCTGTTCTTGATGGTCCTGGATTGTCTGTTTCAGCTTTTGGCGAAACAGAACGCTTTGCTGCAGCTAACCGTGGTGTATTTGGTCAAAACCCAACTAGAGATACATCAGGCCCCGCTGGTGCACAAATTGGTGGTGCTGGCGGTGGTTATGGGGGTATTCGTGCTTCAGGTGGTATGATTCGCGCAATGGCTGGAGGCGGAGCTGTAATGAGTCGTGACAGAGTTCCAGCACTGCTAGAGCCTGGTGAGTTTGTAATTCGTCGTCCTGCAGCGAAAGCAATTGGTGGTGCAGCACTTGGTGCTATGAATGCAACAGGCAAAGCACCAAGTATTTCAGTTAATGTAAACAATCAAGGAGCACCAAAAACTGTAGCAGTAGCTCCACCTAAAATGAATGGTGATAAAGTCATTCTTGATATTATCACTCGTGATCTACGTAACAACGGGTCTATTAAGAAATCATTGAGAAGAGGTAAATAATGGCAACATATCCTGATGACGCAACAGCAACTCTCACAGCTTTTCCAGTAACTAGTACAATAACCTATTCTAGCACTGGTGATTCTACAACTGCATTTAATCTTGCAGCCGCAGTATCGCATCGTGGAGAAGTATCAGCTTTTATTGACGGCGTAGCTCAAGCTACTGATACCTACTCAATTTCAAATTCAGGAGCTACCGTATCATTTACAACTCCTCCTAATGCGTCTAACTTAACGCTTCAAACAGTTTCAATTCCAGCAAAACTGGTACAAACACGTTCAACCTATTCTACCTTTGTTCAAGAGTATTCTAACACGGCAACTGTAGTTGTAAACAGTAACACATACTTAATCAATGCACATCAAGAAGCCTTTGCTTTACCTGCAGGAGTTAATGTATCTTCTACTGCAGAAGTTCAAGTATTTCTTTCTGGTGTTCTTCAAAATTCGGACGCTTTTGTCTATCCTTCTACTACTCTTGGCTATAGTGGTATTGATATTGGTGATAATACAGCCACAAAACTGTTGTTAAACTTCACTTCAAACTTAACAGACGATTCTGTATCGGCTCATACAGTTTCTCACAATGATACAGCTACCTACGCAACTCTTGGTGATGATACCTATATATCATTTGATGGATCTGATGACTTTTTAACAGTTCCTTCTTCTGATGATTTTAATTTACAAGATCGCTCTTTTACTCTAGACACTTGGGTAAAACCAGATACAGGCGCTACAATGGCTTCAAACCAAACTCTGTTTGCTCGTTATGAAGATGGTAGTAATTATTATGTACTTCGTTTAGTAGGTTCTAACTCTAATATCGGTCTAGTAGTAAGTACTGCTGGTGAAATCACAGAGCTTTATGGTGGTAATGCTAACGGTGGTTCAAACTACCATGTAGCAGTGTCGTATGACGCAAACTTTGCTAATATCAGACTTTATGTAAACAATGTAAATGTTTCTTATGGAGAACTGTATGCAAACCAAGCTACAGGTGGAGATGTGTCTATAGCTTCTAATAACACTGTAGGAGCCGAGCTATTGACTGGTGATGTTTCTTTTGTTCGTCTTGCTCACGCAACTCGATATAGATCTGCAACTCATGTTCCAATCTCTTCTACTAACGCTTTAACACAGATAAGCGGAGCTCCTCTTGGATCAGTCGATCAAGCAGACTCTTTATCTATTAGAGTTTTTGATTCATCTGTTGAAACTATTGATCGTTTTACATCAATGGCAGACCGTAAACCTGATAATGGAATTGAATCTCAACGTGTCTTTGATGTAACAACTTTTGCTTCACAAGCTGGTTATGAAAAACGTCGTTTAAAATCTCGTCGCTCAAAGCGTAACTATCAACTATCGTACACAGCAATAACTGGTGTTGAGAAAACAGCGATAGAGAACTTTTATAATGCAAGAAGTGGACAATTTGAGTCATTCAGTTTTGACTTGTCACATATCAATGAGAGTGGTACAATTAACACAAGATTTGAAGGACCACTACAAATTGAACAAACCTTTTCGGTTGGTTCTAGATTAATTGATAACTTTTATACCGTATCTTTCACACTTCAAGAGGTTTTTGACTAATGAGCGCTCGCTCTTATGATGTAATTTTAACTGTTGATAACGCTGCACCTTTTCAAACTACAAATGTTTTGATTGGTAATACAACTGCGACTACAGGTACTATTGCAAATGTTAATACTACAACTAACGAGCTTAAGGTAAAACTTAATAATCTTCAACAAGAGTTCTCTTCTTCTGAAACAGTTCACTCAAATACTACTGTTACTACTACAGCGTCTGGGGGTGATGGGTTACTTACTACTGCAAATTTTTTAAGTAATGTATTTTCTGCTAATTCTACTACAGCAATTGCTACAGTGTCTGCAATCACTCCTAGCGGTTTTAAAGCAGAAAAAAATGCCTTTACACAAAATCCAATTGTACGGCTCTATTCAGTTTACTATCCTGGTGAATGGTATCCTCCTAATGCTGCGGGTAATCCTACAGGTCAAGGAGAAGGACGATCTTGGCCTCACTATTTTCCAATTCGTTTTGCAGAAATTGTCGGTGACTTAACTTCTGATATACTTTACAATGTATCTCTCGGTGGTACCTCTTATATTCCTTTTCCTGTTAATGCTTCTACTTTAACTCAAGGATCTGAAGGGACAATTGAAGAAATTACTCTTGATATTTTTAATGTAGATAATATTATAACTCGATTAGTTGAAGATCCATTTTTAGTTGGTAATAATTCTTCAAACTCTGTTACTGCGACAGTCAACGGAGAACTAGTAAATGGAATTGATCCTCGTACTGTTCCAGGCACTACTAGTAATCCAGATGGATTAAATTATGATGCTGACATTGTAGGTTATTATGGTACATCAAACGCATCATTCGATAGAACACAAACTCTAAATGTAGGCGGCAACTGGGTAGAACAAAAAATGGATACCAGAGATATGTTGGGTGGTGTTGTAGAAATTAAAACTACTTTTGCTCATTTTTTAGATACTTGGCCAGAATACAGCTCAATTGAAGCTATACGTTCTAATGTGGTAGAAGTGTTCAATGCATTACCTTATAGAGTAGGCGATAATGTAAGAGCTAAAATTGGCACAACTGAAGCTACTATTCAAGCAATTGAAGAAAATAGTTTTATATTTCTTTCCAACGAATTAGATGCTAATGTTGTAGTTGGAGATCCTCTTTATATTGTTAATAGTGAAGCTGACTCTGAATCTTATATTGAAGATAAATTTAAAATAGATCAGCTTGAAAAATTAAACGATTCTGTTGCAACTTTTGGATTAATATCTTGGTTACAGTATTTTAAACTAGTAACTCCAAAACGTAAGTATTATAAGAACACCTGTCAATGGACTTATAAAGGACCTGAATGTCAATATCCTGGACCTGGAGGCGGTCAAATTCCAGGAGCTACTACAGGTGTAGTCGCAAACACAAATCCAATTGCTGCTAATAACGAAATAGCTGCTGACTCATCAGGAGATATTTGTTCTAAATCTCTCCAAGCTTGTACCCTTCGAAATAATCAATTACACTTTGGAGGCTTCCCTGGCACAGGACGAACAATTCCACGAGGATAAACGCTGTATACTTCCTTGGATTCATCAATACGGTGATTTATCTGGTAAATATGCTTTATGTTGTTTTACTTTAAATCACGAAGGTAATCTTTTTGGTGAAGGGTTATCTCCTTTAGAAGCCTTTAACTCTGACTATATGAAAACCACAAGACTTTCTATGCTTAAAAACAAAAAACCTAAAGCCTGCAAAGTCTGTTATGACTGGGAAGAATCAGGTATTGAAAGTCCTAGGCAGAAGATGAATCAGGAATATTCTGCTTTTAATAAAATTTATGAAAAAACTAATATTGATGGTTCTATAAATAATCCTCCAATATATTTAGATTTTAGATTTGGAAATTTATGTAACTTTAGTTGTAGAATGTGTGGAGCCTATGCTTCATCTTCTTGGTCTAAAGAGGCAAAATTTCACGGAATTATGAAACCTGATGAACCAAATCACTATGATCACTGGACTGATGATAGTCGTTTTTGGCAAGATATTGATGAGATTAAAAAATATATTAGAGTTTTATATTTTGCAGGTGGTGAGCCTTTTGTTCAAGAAGGTCACTACAAGATGTTACAGTTTTTAGTTGATAGCAATTGTGCTAAAAATATTAAATTAAACTATAATACTAATTTATCCTATAACGGAAATTTTAAAGGTTTTGATATTGAAAAATTGTGGTGTTCTTTTAATAGTATAAATATTTGGCCTAGTATTGAGGGTTTTCAAGAAAAGGCAGAATACGGTAGAAAAGGATTAGATTTTACTTTATTTTCTAAAAACTCAATTAAGTTTTCAAAATATATATCAACCTATTCTCTAGTAAGTAGCATATATTCTATCACAAGTAATATTGAATTAATAAAATGGATTAAGTCTTTAAACAAGTCTTTTAATATTACCAATCTAACTAACCCTACTTATCAATCAACTACAATTTTGCCTCAATCATTGAAAAAGGAAATTCTTAAAAAATATAAAAACGATTTATTATCTATTGATAATTTATCTGAATCTGAACTTTACACTATTTTAGATTCTTTAAAACATATGAATTCAAAAGACGATGTATTATTATCCACTAAATTTAAGGAAGTCAATTCAAGAAGTGATTTATACCGTAATGAATCATTTGAATCTGTATTTCCAGAGTTAGCAGAATGGTACAGAAATATCTAGGATTATCTCATGAGTATGGTGTTTTTGATTGTATTGAATTAATTCGTCAATTCTATGCTCAAGAACTATTAATCAACTTTCCTCTTCCTACCTACCCTAAATCAAGAGCCTGGATGAAGCATTTTTCTACTACAGATGTAGATGGATGGGCTTCAACGTGTGCTGTAAAAGTAAAATTGACAGAAGCAAAAAACTATGATGTAATAGCATTTAAGTCAACAAAAACAGATTGTATTACACATTTTGCAATGTTTTTAGCACCAACACAAATGCTTCACATAGAGGAGGGGGGTATCTCACGTGTTGAAACTTTATCTGACTATTGGATAAAGAGGATACATGCCTTTTATCGCCATGAGTCAATGGTATGAAAAATATATAAATATTCCTTACAAACTATTTGGAGAGAATCCTGAATCTGGTATGGATTGTTACACTCTTTTAAGGTATATTCTTAAGCAAGAGAAAGAGATAATTATTCCTTATACTAGTAGTGATTTTTTAAAACTAGTTGATGATCAGTGGTATCAAAAAGTTCATGAGCAATACTTTTTAGACGCTTCTAAAAACGGTGATTGGGTAGAGGTTGCTACTTTAAAACCCTTTGACTTTATCGCTATGAGTTTAGGGTCAACTAATGTAGTAAATCACGTTGCTATGTATGTAGGAAATAATAACATATTACATATGCTTGAAAATAGGCCTAGTAGTGTTCATCACTATCATAAATATTTTCAGCAGTACACAATAAAGAAGGTTAGATGGAAAAGTTTAGTAAATTAAAAGATGACATGAATAATCACGCTTTAAGAGATTATCCTTTGGAAGCAGTTGGTATTATTACTAAAGATTTTACTTATATTCCGTGTAAAAATATCAGTGATAATCCAAAAGAAACTTTTTATCTAGATCCCGCAGCTCTAGTTGAGAATGACGGTAACATATGGGGAATCTTTCATTCCCACCCTGGTCAAGATAATCCTATTCCTAGTCAAGAAGACAAAATAGGAGCAGCATTTCAAGAGTACAAATTTTTAGTTGGTTTTAACAATAAATTTTACATATACTGGTATAATGAAGATATAGATTCATTAATTTTTGCAGATTTTCAGGAGAAGCATATTGTTAGCTAAAATTAAGATACATTCAGCTTTTAAATCTCTTTTTACAGAGCTTGAATATACTGCTGACTTTAAAAAATATGCTGATATTCTTTACTATCTTGGAGCTATGCATCCTAGGTTTCAACGTTATGCTAAAGCTATTGAACACGGTCAATGTCAAGAAGGATATGCTCTTTTAGATAAAAATCTTAAACCAATTTCTGATCAAGACTTGTTTATTAAGTCTGTAAAATCAGATGATGTTTTTCATATAGTGCCTGCCATTGTTGGAGGTGGTGGTAAACGTACTCAAAAACTTTTAACCTATGCAGCTATTGCAACCGCTGCTTATTTTGCGGCTCCTTATGTTATGGGAGCTTTTGCAGGAGGAGGATCCTCTGCTGTTGCTGCCTCTGGGTATACCGGTGCTACTGTTGGAGCTGAAGCTGGAAGAACAGCAGCATTTAGTGCTACATTAGGAGGAGGATCAGCTGCATCAGCTGGTTTAGGCATCTCTGCTGGCACTCTTGCTGTGAACGCAGGTCTTGCTCTTGTAACAATGTTATTTACCCAGCGTCAAGATATTAAACAAACTGATCAAAACGTTAGGTCAAATGATATGTTTGGAGGTCTTCAAAACACAATATCAAGTAGTACTCCAATTCCTTTAATTTACGGATTGCACCGTGTTCCAGGACAATTAATAAGTGGTTATTTAGATACAGTAGATCATGGTCGTGATGATAATATTACTGTTCAATCGAGATTTACAACATGAAACGCTATTTTACAACCTATAATAATCAAAAAGTTCCACAAATTAAAGGCGGTCTTGGCGGCGGTAAAGGCGGTGGAGGAGGATATTCTGAAGACCCTAATACTCTTTTCTCAACAGATATTTTATTTCTTCTAACAGCGCTTGGTGAAGGCCCTGTATATAGAATTAATCCTAACGGTCCTCAAGATATTGAAATTACTGAAAATACAATTGATGATCTAATTAAACTTGATGGAGATGGCGGAGAAAATACTGAAGTATTTAAAACTCTATCAAGAACTGGCACTACAACTCAATCTGTTTTAAGAAAGTTTGGACAACAAACTATCACTCCTCAAACTTTTTCATCCCCAGTTACTCTTAAAAAAGGTAATGTAGATGGCATACCTGCTTCAAAAGTTCTATTGCAAGAAACTAGCGCAAGAGCTTGGGATGAGATATCAGTAATCCTTGTTGTAAATGCTCTACAGAGACAAGACGATAATGGCAATATTAAAGCTCATTCACTAACAGTGCGAGTTACTTTTTTCGATAGTACAGGTTCTACTCAAATTGGTGATCCCCTAGAAGTTACTATTAATGGAAAAACTAACACTCCTTATAAAAGACTTGTAACTTTTGAAATACCTGAAGCGTCTAAATCAGACAATGGTTATAGATTTACTATTGAAAAAACATCAGATGAATCTTCAGATTCTCGCGTAACATCTAATATTCAAGCAGTAGGATGGTATGAAATTGAAAATACTCCTCAAACTTATCCAAGAACAGCATTAGTAGGTTATGCTCTCAAAGCTATTAACGAGCACGTAGGATCTATTCCTACAATGAGTTCTTTGGTCAAAGGACTACTAGTTAAAGTACCTTCAAACTATAACCAACCTATTTTAACTGATGGCCAAATTGATTGGAGAGAGGTTGAACTTCCTGAAACAGGTAGTAATGGGTATACAACTAATGGGTATAGTCTTCAAAAATCTGGAACAGGTACAAAATTAACTGATGCTAATCCACAAATTTATGTAGGCACTTGGGACGGTACTTTTGTTTATTCGTGGACACAGAATCCTGTTTGGATTATTTATGATATTTTAACTAATTCAACTTATGGATTAGGTATTCCTGAAGATAACATTGATAAGTATAAGTTCTATCAAGTAGCGCAATACTGTGATGCTTGCGATGCTATCACTGGTGAATTTATTGGTGTAGATGGGCAGGCAGATGGGTCTTTTAGATATAAACCACGCGGTCTTTTTACTAGTGTGAGGCAAACTCTACAAGGAATTCCTAATGGCACAGCAATTAAAGAACGTAGGTTTATTTGTGATACACTGATTTCTGATCAGAAACAAACACTAGAAGTGTTAAACGCACTTGCAGCTTCATTTAGAGGCACTTTAATCCATACTTTTGGTAAAATTTCTCTTGCTGTTGATCAACCTGATCAACTTCCTGTGATGTTATTTAATGAAACAAATATTAAGAGCGGATCTTTTCAAATTAGTGGTGGACGTGAAAGTGATATTATTACTGGTGTTGATATCAGTTATATAGAACCTACAAACCACTATAAAAGAGAAGTAGCTCGTATAGATACAATTGATGTCAATGACGGATCTGATAGAAGCACTATTGAAAACGTAGAATCTCTAGATTTAGCTGGTGTAACTAGAAGAAGTCAGGCACTTCGGTTTGCTCAATATCAGATAGCTGCTTCTCGATATTTAAGACGAGTTGTGTCATTTACTACATCAACAGATGCTTTAAATTTAGCACCAGGTGATGTAATTTCTATATCTCAAAATATGACAGGAATTAATTATGGCTTTGGTGGAAAAATTACCCAAAATTCTTCAACTGATTCTGATAAGTCTCACGTATATTTAGAGCATTTTACTGAACCAACGCTTGCTAACACAACTTTTACAGCTAATACTTATCCTTTAGCTCTTCGTGTAATTAAAACTAATTCTGATCGAGTAGATTTGTACATTTTGAGTAATTCAACGTTTGCTTTAACTTCTACTGACAATGTAAGCACAGGATTTGATGTAGCTAATGTAACTGTTACAGGTAGATACAATCCAATAACTAAATCTGTTGATTCATACAATACCTTTACTTCAAATAATGCTCCAGTAAAAGGTGACTTATGGACAATAGGAGAATGGGAAAACCCAGGAAACTTCTATACTAATAAAGCTGGTAAGTTATTTACCGTGGCAGAAATTGAAAGAGAAACAGCTGAAGAAGAAGTAAATATTATAGCAAAAGAATATATTTCAAATGTTTACGTAGATTCTGATTCTTTTATTGATTATACTCCAACAGCCTACACTGATATTGAGAGCTCTTTTTCACCTCCTCCAGCTCCTAACTTTACCTTACAAAAACAATTAAGACGTAATTTAGATGGAACAGTAGTATTTGATGCTGTAATTGATAATCAAACTGATAGACTTGGTTATCAGCAAGGTTTTTCAACTGAATATTTTGTTTCTCTACCTGTTGCAACAACTCTAATAAATAATTCTTCTTCAAGTGTGTTATCACTAATAGTCGATAATGCAAGTGCTATAAGTAATGGAGCAATTACTTCAACTATTACTGGAAAAAATGGATTTTCAAGTTTTGCTGGAGAAATCAAATTACTTTGTAATTCATATTCAGAAATTGATAATGGCGACGGTTCAAGTAATGTTAGGCTAGTTGTTGAAGGGTTGAACGTTATTCATGATGAGAATTTTGCTAAACACGTATTAGAAGTGAATGATGGTTCGTTTTTAGGATTAAAAGGTGATGATAGAATAACTGTACCTTTAAAAGAAAAAACTTCTGTTAACAGTTCAAGAGATTTTGTAGCTTATGCTAATGATTTAGTAGCAGTTTCTGCAAATATTATTACCTATAACAAATCAGAAGACACTATTAATATTGAAAATACTCTAACAGGATCTTTAAATTTAATTGATGTACTACCTACAGCTCCTTTTTATGTTACCTTAAATCAGTTATTAGATTCACGTTTTTACGCTAATAATTCGTTCTATGTAAGTGGTTCTATGAGACAACTTACTCTTCAAGGTAATTTAACAGTAGCAGCTGGGTCTCTAGAATATATAGATTTACCTGTTAGAGTTAGAAATATTGGAGAAGTTAGGCTGTATGTTGATGGAATTGAGCAATCAACAGGTCAATTTAGTTTAAATAAAAATACTACACTTAAAGACAATATACAATATTCTGTAGGAACTACTGATACGTCTTATAGAATAGAACTTGATCACTACACTGTTCCAGCTATTGAAATAGGAGATAACTTACAAACAGGC